AAACAACATACTGCTGTTCTATCTTTATCTGTTGGCAAAATAATTTCTGAGCAAAGATTTGACTGGTGAATTTTTAAACCGAGTTTCTTTTGAAACTCTGGTAGATGTTTATTACTAGTATCAATATAATGAATGTAAGGTTCACCAGTCTCCATTCTTAATTCTAGTATTTTCTGCCATAACTCTTTAGCTGATACTGTTTCTCTTATTTCACCTGAATGAGGATCACACAAATTCCAACCATCATCCGCAGTAGGATCAGACATGCATCGTTCAATCAATTCCATAAAGCGGTCTGAAATGTTTACTCCATGATGTAAGTTCAAACATCTTACATTCTGATCGCCCGTTGGCTTACGCATCTCCAAAAACATAACTATGTCTGGATGATTAATATCAAGATAAGTCGCATAAGAACCGCGTCTAGTTCTACCCTGTCGATAAGCAAGGCATGATGCATCATAAGTTTTAAGGTGTGGCATTACTCCTACTGATTTATCATCTGTAGAGCGAATACCAAATCCGATACCTACACCACCGCCAAGCATACTGAGCCAATTTGTTTCTGAAAGGTTATTAACCAATCCTTCCGCAGTATCATCTATGTAATTTAAGAAGCAACTGATCGGCATTCCCTTTTTTGATCTTCCAAAAGAAAGAATAGGGGTTGAATAAGACAGCCAATGATCGCTTGCATAATTATATAAACGTTGCGCGTGTTCCAAGTTACTAGCAAACCTTGTACTAACAAAAGCAAATCGTTCTTGAGGAGAGGTTTCATCCTCTCTCATATAACTTTCTTGCAGTCGTTGGATGCCTAACTTATCAAATAATTTATCTTTTGATAAATCAATTTGAATCCCTAAATATTCTTTTTTTGTCATTGTAATTCCTCTACTGCCTCAGCCACATCTGGGAAATGTTGCTTGATAATATCCCAGCACTTTATAGCTATATCTGAATGTTCTTTTTGAGTTCCGTTTTTACTTCTTAATTGATAATAATGAATCCAACTTCTCAATGTTCCTGCCATGTACAAGGTAGTTTCAGTATTGCCTTCTGGTAGTACTGCTCTTGCTTGTTCTTTTGCAATACCGTTTTCTAAAGCCCATTCGTAAACTTCATTAGCTTTACGAATAACTTCGTGTTGTTTCATATTCCAATTTTCTTTAAGGTCTCTATCATCAGTAACAACAGAATTTTGTCTATTTTTATTGTCTTGTAACCTAGCTTCACGATCAATAAAATTAGAAGATTTAGCATATCGTTGACTAAATTCTTGAAAACTAAAACTACGGTGACGCAATATCTGTCTAGATATGTCGCGAGTAGTGGTAATCTCCATTGTTATGGAAACCATCTCAAAAGGGCTCCAATGACTATGTTTTATGAGATATTTTAATAGTTTTGGTGCTGTTTCATCATTAATTTGATTACTTGGATTACTCACACGTGCAGCATATGCTATTAGTTGATTTGCAGTAAAGCAACCGGTCATTGCTGATGGTGTTGTCATCCCAACAAGTACAACATTAGGTTTTAACAACATTAACATTTTCTCCATTCTGTAAATTGTAGTTCAGCTTCAAGGCCCTGAAAAGTATTATCAGTGATTATACTTATAATTTCCTGCGATGTCAACCCTGAAATTATCATATCATTTATATCTTTTTCTTCAATTATATCAGGCCATAAACATACTCTATTGCCTGCCTTTATTTGTTTGTGTATCAAGGAACAAATCTCTTTGTTTCTTGGTTGATTATCATATACCATCGTGAAATAAGTCAATCCTAACTTATCTATCTTACCAAAAGCTGAACCAACTGCTGCTATTGAATTTGGTATGAACAAACTGTCAATAGGACCTTCTACCACATACACTTCTTTATTGGTGTCAACAACATCAAGACCGAACACAGTAGGGTCATTCTCTTTTATTTTCAGATTTATATATCTTAATTTTTCACCACGAATACCTCGTAATGCTAAACCTATCAATTGCCCGTCTGGGCGAATAAAGGGTAAAGCAATTCTTGGCTGTTTGATATTTAGTGCTTCCGTATATTTGGTATTTAATTGTGAAAGTGTTCGTATATCGTCAACATAATACAGTCTATGAAATTGATCCTCAGGTATCATTCTTTTCTTTACATACTGCACTGCTTCGTGATCAGCCGGCAATGTATCAATTCTGTCCATGAGATTATCAATCAAACTTGAGGGTTTATTAAACTCAGGTTTAAAGTCAAAAGCATACTCTGGATTTTTTGTTTTCTTAGGTTCAGGTTTATCATCTTTTTTTACAAATTTCTCCATGATATATTCTTTGTACAAAAGAGAATCAATTTGTTCTATGAATTTACCAAGGGTAGTACCATATTCACAATTATGGCAACGATAAAACATATCATTGTCTTTTCGATACAAATAGCCACGAGTTTTATTTTTTTTGTTTTCAGAATCACCACATACTGGGCAACGAAAATTAAACAAATAATCGTTTTTTTTCTGGAATCTATTCAGTTTCACTGAAATCATTCCGATGTATTTGAGATCAATATATAGAGACATAAAAACAAAAAAACCCATAAGTGTTAGTTACAGGTTTATTATATTACAATTTAGTTATTTTGTCAAGCAAATGATGTTAAGAAATTTCTAATTTCGGGCAGAAAAATACCAGCAGCAATTAATATACCAACCATAATCCAACGCCATCTTTCTAGCGTTTCAATTCGTTCTTCCAATTTATTATCTTTTTCTAACATGTGTATTTTTAAATCTTGTATAGCATGTAATACTTTGTCTATTTCCTTAGACATTTTTTCTTCTACTTCTCTACTAGTTGAAGTTACTCTAGAATGTAAATCTTTAATATCATCCTTTACTCTACCATCACTAATTTCCATTCTATTTTTTACACTCTCAAATTGAAGATCATTTTCTTGTAATCTTCTTTCGTGAACTGCCAATATCTGACTTACATTGGTAGAAACATTAGTGATTTTTTCTAATGTTATTTCTAATTTTGAGAATAGGTGCGCTATTTGCCCTATTTCATTTTTTACTATGGCAAGTTCTGTCTCTAAAGACTTAACGGTAGACATCTTTCTTCTTTCTTCTGCGTATCATTGGCATTAATCTAGGATCAACACCTGGTTCACCTTTTGCACCAACACCAATGCCAGCGATACTACCACCACCAACTGCATTAGCTGCCATTTCTTCTCTGAAAGTTTTAAATGTTAAAGTATTACGTTCAAGTAGAATAGACTCTGCAATAATTTTTTCATCAGTTTCATACATATCTAATAAAGCATTGATATCTTCAACTGTGTATGTATTAAAATCTTTTGTGCTATGTTCTCTTAGTATAGCAAGAGCAGCGGTTAAAGTCAATAAGCGTTTAGAAGTTCTATCAGGAGATTTCATTAAAGCATATTGTATTTTAAATATTAAACGATTAAGAATGGTATATGATTCTAATTCTTGAGCGCCTGTAGGTTCTTTTATTTTTTTACCATTGGCGTCAATGATACCATAATTAAAGGCATCAGAATTTTCGATAGGGGTTGTTAACATTTTCAATATTTTGAAAACTATTAAACTGTCTACAAGTCTACCTTCGTTTATCATTTAAAGTTCTCTAAGTTTTTTAATTAAATCTTGATTTAATGGTATATCTGTTTCTTTTATACCTTTTGTCACTACAGTTTCTAACGGCATTCGGTGTAGATATACTAGATACGTTTTCAATTCAGGCCAATAAGATTTTTCTAATTTAAAAAATAACATGTCTGTGGTAGCATCACCGAAAAGATTATACAATACTACTAAATGATTTAATATCAATCTTTCAACTGATTCATTTTCATCTTTGTACCTATTCAATAATCTTTTTACATATTTAAATCTTTTTAGATCATCTTCTAATTCATCAATTCCCATTGAACTTGGGTTGTGATAATGTTTTATCGCATAAATTAAAAAATTATCATCATTCAAAACAATCATATAATGTCCTAAGAAACTACAGCAGTACCTCCAATGAAATACCATTTGCTATTAGTATATAGTAGTGTCGCAGATTTACCGGCAGCACTAAAAGCTATACTTCCTTGTACATCAGCATCAGTGAGTGTTAATGTATGCCCACCAGTATTGGCGATCATAATAATTATTTTGAGTTGACCTTCAGAACCAGCAGCGATGGTTAAAGTACCAGAACCGCTTGGATTTGAAATTTTAGTCAAATTTGTAGCAACAGATATTGCACCTGCTGCTGTTATAGTATCAGAATCTTGTATTTGTATCTTATCAGTAAATACAACAGGTGTAGCCACTGAAGCAAAAAAATTAGCTACAGTAATTTTTTTGCTTGTGCTTGATTGTACAAGATATAATGTATCAGAAGCAGCGGCTGTAGTAGCCGCTGTTAATTCTGAAAGTTTTGCATCTGCCATAATTTACTACCTTATTAGTCAGGGAACTGAATATCATCAGCAGCATCACTGGTGATGCCATTTTTTGATAACGCACATAAAACTTCATACTGAATACGACCTGCTCTTGCACCAGTACCAACAGTGCGTTTTACCCAACCAACGTGTGATGCTGAAGTACCTGTTTCACCAGTACCCTTAGCAGCAGTTGCAGTTGCTTGATCAGCAGTTGCTTGAATTTCAAAATACTGAGCACTATTACCAGTTCCAGAAATCAGAACGATTGTAAATGGCGTATATGTTAGACCAGTTGGTGTACCCGCAGTTGTAGTAATTGCAGAACCAGCGTCAGTGGTTAGTGTGAAACCAGTCACAGATGGCGATGTACCAGTAACAGCAGAAACAGTATAGATAGTTCCTGTTGTATAATCAGTAATTGTTCCAGTGCCGCCTAGTGTACCAGTAATTCTAATACGATCACCCGCTGCTAGAGTTGTTGCAGTACAAGTAAATTCGCCACCAGTTCCAGCGATAACAACACCAGCGAGAGCGGTACGACCAGCAGCAGCGGCCGCTGATGCAGCAAGGCGGAAAGTGCCAGCAGCCAAACCAAGAGCAGATACGAAATACTCAGTATCATCAACCAAGCCTGTGATAGCTGTGCCTGCACCAACTTTAAAATACTTAACTGATTCAGCAGCAACTAAGCCGTGTGTAGCATATGCGATTTGCTCAGTAGCGATTGTAACACTACCTGTAGGAATAACACGACGAGGTTTAGCAATAGCAACAGTTGGTACAGTTTCATATGATGAACCAACGTTTGTTACTGTGACTGCCGTTACTAATCCACCCGCGATGGAAGCAGTTGCAGCAGCAGAAGCGCCACCACCACCAGAGAAAGTAACTGCGGGAACTTCAAGGTAACGTGCGCCGCCTTGAATCAGAGCAACTGAGGTTACATTATCACCACCTGAACCAATTTCAGTAGTATCAACACCAAAAACATTGCTAGACAGAGTATTTGAATCTGATGCAATTGATTTCGGTTTTTGACTAATTGTAAAGCCTTCACCACTAAAAGCAGTCAGAGTTGTAACAGGATTTGCGTTTATAACAGTAGCAACAGTATCACTTGCAACTGCAATTGCAATCATTTCTTGATTGCCCACACGCACAGTATCTCCAACTGAAAGTTCAGGAATAAAATTAGTGCTAGAGCCTGTAAGAGTCCCGCGACCGTAATTTAAACTTAATGTGAATGTATGTGAAGCGCCACTGCCATCAGTTGATGCAATTATAGTAGGATTATTGTGCAACGCACCTGCTTCTGTAGCAGCAACGCTGAAAGTATCAGTAGTTACGTTAGTTACAAAGTAAGTGTCACCATCAGTCAAACCGACTACTTGAGTGCCGCCGCCATCTGAATATGCAACAGGATCACCTAGTTGAAATGGGTGTGCTGCTGAAGTATAAACACCAGCAGCATGTGCTGTGGCGCCGTTGAATGTGATAGACGGCGCGGTAAGAGTTACTGTGCCGTCTGAAGTTGTATCGTCTTTTTTGCCCCAAGCTGACATTATTCTTCTCCTTTGAGTTTTTCTTGTATTAAATTATTAAGTTCTTTGTAAGCAACAATCTTTTCTCTAGCGGTGCCTTCTACAATTGTCTTACGCAATATTTGTATTTGTTCATCGACATCTTTCTTTAAAGGAGCCATGCCTCTCTGAGCTCCAGCAGATTTCATATCTCTTTTTGCTAATTTCTTAACAGATTTTTCAGCGGCACCACTTTGTACTCTGTCAGCAGCTCTTGCAATCATTCTTAATCTTTCTGCTTTCTGTGCAGGAGTCATTTCTTCAAATGTAAGTTCAGCTTCTTCTTTTTTGACACTAACAGACGGTGATGATTTAGGTTTTGAATAATAGGATTTACGCTTTTTTCCATCTTCGTTTCCTAATTCGTGTTCCATTTCTTTACGTTTGAATTCTTTTTTGCTCATTGAATCATATGAACCATAATAGTCATCGTTTTCATCCATGCGCCCATTAGATGCAAGTCTTTCTTTGCGTCTTTGTGCGGCAAAGTCAGCACCTTGTGGTTGTTTTTTCTTTGCTCTAAGAAGTTTAAAATCATGAGCATCAACTTTGCCATTTTTGTTAGCATCTATTTTGTGTTGATTGCCTATCAATTCGTTTACTGATTCAACTTCTTCTTTCTTTGTTGAATTACTTTTTATTTTATTCAACGCAAGATTTAAGCCATCAACTCTTTTTTTAGTAAATTTATTTTCAGCTCCAACCTTTTTGACATAAGATGACATGGTTGGTGTTGATAGTTCATCAATCTGTTCAACTTCTTCCTTTAGACCATACTTCTTTTTATACCAGTCAGGTGTTCCACTTGTTTTGCGGAAATGTCTTACTGTTGCAGAATCATTTGCTTGGTCACGATACTTGTTTTCAGCAGTAGTATTATGTGACTTCATTGCTTCTGCTGCTGCATGTGCATCTTTTGCAATGCCAACTAATTCAGCATTGGACTTTTCATGATACGCATGACCTTCTAATGGATGACGTTGTGAAGGACGACCTTCATCAAGTTCAACTTCTTCTTTCTTCATTCCAGGCGTTGTCATCTTAGCATGTTTACGAACAGCATGTTCTGGACTATCTGCATAAACATGATAGGGCTGATCTTTCTCACCAGTTGTTTTTGGATTATCTTTAACAGCGTTACCATTTTTAACTGCATAACGGTGTTGATAACCAACCTCGTCTTCATCAAGTTCAATTTCTTCTTTCATTGATTTCCAACTGCCGCCCATTTCTTTATATTTTTTTGCTGCCCAACCATTAGCATACGCTGAAGGATAAACATCAAACTTAGCTTTAGCTTGTGATTTAGCTTGTGCCCATTTTTCAGGACTTGTTGGTACATTTTTTTCATCAAGTTGTTCAATGTCAGTTTCAACATTTTCATTTTGTCTTTTAAGTACTGCTTTTACTTGAGGATGATCTGACAAACCAGGTTTAAGTTTTTCAATGGCGTTTACTGCACCAGTCATATCACCTTTTTTGTAACGTTTATCTGAAGCAATACCGACAGCTTGTTTTACTTTCACATCTTCTTCAATGTCAGACAAGTCATTATCGCTAGAGGCAGAATCTACAACAATAAAAAACTCTGCCTTTTTGTCTTCAGGCAAATCTCTAATATTGGTAACACCGTATAATTCTAATGCAGCTTCAAACACTGCTTGATAGGTATTATTGATTGCTAATAAATCTTCATCCAATCCAGCTTTTCTTTTTTCTTTTTTTACCGCAGCAGGAAGAAGTTTAAATCTTTCTTTTTTATCGGCAGCTCGTACTCTAAGTTTACGTTCTGTTTGTTTTCTATGTTGCTCTTCTTCTTCAGGATTGTCAAAGATTTTAACACCATTATTCACGGTGATTTCCTCCGTTTGATATTTTGATTTTTGTGTATGTAATTTTGCCCGGTTAAAAACAGTAGTATCATTTAACATAATACTTGTCAAATTGTCCATATACTTAGATATTACTTCCCTTTCATTTGGCAATAATTGTTTACCCATACTAAGGTTTTCTAAACCTTGAACTAATATAGGAAGTTTATTGCTAGGGACAATGCCTAGGCGAACTAACTGTTCTAATCTCTGTTTTTCTATTTTTTCCATAATAGTATTTATAATTTATAATTTCTATAGAATTATAAAATATGAAAAATTTAGCAATAAATTTAAAGATAATTATTTTTTAACTTTAAATTTTACAGATTTTTGTGAGCTGGATCTAACTGGAGAAGCTGCCTTGTATTTTTTAGACTTTTGTGGTTTTCTATTTGATCTACTTTTCATACGACTAAGTTCCATTTTACGCATCTTAGGTAAAATACGAACAGCAAATCGTTGAATAAGAGGTTGATACATACCAACAAGTTTTTCAAGGCGAGCTTTTTCTGCTGGTGCCATAGAAGACCTATCTCTACCCTTCAACAGTCTTTTATACACCATTGATCTTGCGCCGCGAGTTGCTCGTTTTTTCAAACGGTCTGGTGCTGCACCGCGTCTGAGTGCAATACCTCTTGCTACTTTGAGTTTCTGTCTGTTTTTGCGGGCATTGAATCTACGTTTCATTCTACCTTGTATTGACAACACTTCATCAAGACCTTGTTTATCTACAATGTCAACATCGTCCATGTCAAAATCGTCCCAATCAACAATGGAGTCTGAATCATCAATGTCATCTTCATCAAAGAAACCATATTCTTCCATGTCTTCTTCGTCCATAGAATCTAATTCATATTCTATTTCAGCAATATCATCTTTTGATAATGGTTGTACATAAAATATTTCAGCATTTTTAGCATTATCATTTTTATATTCAGTTTTTGTTTCTGCTGCTTCTGTTTCTTCTTTAAATTTGGCAACAGTTTTTTTAGGATTCTTTTGTCCAGGTGTAACATCTTTCATGTATTCAGTGCCAGCGGGTGTTCCCCAATCCATGACACCCATGTCAGAGTTATATTTTATGGCTTCTAAAAATTGTTTTAGTGTTTTCATTTTTCCAGTTTTTTACGTTTTGCACCTAAGTAGGCAGCAATTGCCATTTTTCGGCGCTGAGATGATGAAGCTCCTTTAAATTGAGGAGCATCAGATTTACCAAAGTCTCTTATATATGTTCCCATACCATCATTCGGATTCAGTCTTTCAAGTAAAGGGCATCCTGTAATATAATCAATATCATCTTCACTTATCTTTCCTTTGCCAAAATTAGATACATTAATCGGTTCTCCTTTTCTTTCAGGATCTGGATCATATTTTCTTTTAGCGCGGACAGCAGATGCTCTTTCTTTTTTACTAAGAGAAGCTCTTTTTTCTTTTGACATGCACTTGGGTTTAGGTTCACCAGGTTCTCTCGCGCATGGACCAACCGCTTCACCTTTACTATTAATTCTTTTCCAATCACCTTCAGGGTGTTCTTTATCAAACCACTTACGCAAATCTTCTTTCATATCTTCGTCTGTGGCACCCATTGTATTTTTGCGACTAGTGCCTTCCATGTAAGCGTACAGAGACTCCATATCTGAATGAACTTTAGAAAGTTTATTTTGATACCATTCTTCTACTTTAACACCACTCAATATCAAATTCATGATTTTTTCAGAAGCATAAGAAATAAAATGAAGTTGCGTATGTGCCATATCATTTTTTTCTTCAGTATCGTTATATTCACTTTCTTTAATATTTGTTTTTCTTTTATTGTAATGAGAAATTAAATCACGAGTATTAACTCCAGTATGACCTGAAGCTACCATAGCTGCATAATATTCAACACCGTGCCTACGCTCAGTTTTTCTTTTCATTAATGATGAAAGTGTGTCTGCTGCAAGATCATAATTTTTTTTGTGCAGCAAATATCTGCCGAGTAAACCAGATTCCTTAACACAATTATTCACGAGGCGTCCTCCTTTTAATTTAGTACCTTTTTTCTTCCAACCGTCCCAACACTGTGTTTCTTCACAGGCAGCGGTTTCAGAATTGGTTTCTATTCTTTTTTTAATTTCCAGTATTTTCTTCAGTCTGCTCTTCATTTTGATCCGGCTTTACGTTAACATTTTCTTCGTAGTACAGAATAATAGCACTCTGCTGCTCTATAAATCTTCTTAGCTCTCCCATATTGAGGGAAATGTTTTCATAATGAGGTACACTTATTGCAAAAAAGACAACAGCTCCGTTCTCTTCACCAAATCTTACTAAAAATTCGTCTAAGTTTTCTTCTGTTACTGCATAAAAATCTATGTCATTTAATGTGACATGTTTAGGTCTTGGTTGTATAGGAATATTTCTATACAAATATTCTGTTTTAGTAACAACAATAGGCTCAGGGACAACTGGCGCCTTTTTTCCAAACAAACTAAAACCCATGCAACTAGTCAGCAATAGTAGAAGCGGGCTTGCCAGTAATAGTTTCCAATTCATCAAAAAGTCTCAATGTTGCGTTATTTACTCTCGGTTCAATCAAACCAGGTCTTTGCAATGTCAATCTAGTTAAATCGTGACTTGCTAATTTTCTAGCCAATTCATCTTGATATCTTTCAGCTTCATTAAAAGATGCTCTAAGTTGATCATTGGCAGCAGCAAATTGTACTGCGTCTGCTTGTTGTCTAGCAATTGTTTCATTACTAGTGGCAATTGCTTGTTCTAATTGTTCCTGATTAGCTCTCAGTGTAGCAATATTTTGATTTAATTGCGCCAAAGTTTCTTGTGTACTGTTATAATACCAACGTCCGGCAAATGCCATTATGATTATAACTAAAACTAGACCAATTGAAATCTTCAAAAACATTAGCAGTTCCACCGTCTACGAGCTGCTTTACCTCGTTCACCGGTCCAACTTCTAGATCTAGCACAAAAAGATTTACGTCTTTTAGCTGCTTTACTATCAGGGTCAAGTTTACTCGGAGGCGTAGTTACAGCAGTTTGCAATTTGCTGCCAGGATTCTGTCTACGGTATTTATCAACTCCTTTTTGAGTCAACCCGGCACCTTGGTCAGTAGGGCGTTTATGCCCGCCTTTTTGGGTCATGCCTTCCATACCCTGTTGTTCTTCTAAAAACTCTAAAAAAGTTTTCATTCTTTATCCTCTAAACAAGAACAATACTCATCCATCAGGTGATCATATATTCCATCAAACTTTTGTCCTTTTTGCCAAGCACGTTTACGACCACGCCAAGAGTCTTTTGTTCTTTGCCATGTAGTTAGTTCACGAATATTGCCATAATAGTTAATATAATGTAATTCACCGTGGTGACTGAAACCCATTATTGATGGCGGAACTTTAGGAACCATATCGTTATTGTTTACACAGCGATAATGTGGAACTTTCAATTCCTTAGATTTAGACCAAGATGCATTACGAGGACACCCATACGTATAGAGTGCAGCTACTTCTGAATGATGAAAACAGAATATAGAAGCAATTGCTGCACCTAAACTGTGTCCTGTTACATAAATGGGTCGTATTTTTTCTGATATTTGTGTAAGAAGTTCAATATCTATAGCAACTCTTATTTTTTTATATTCTTGATAAAATCCACGATGAAAGCCTTTATTATGATTTGCTTTCAAATCGGCAATTATATCACTTTTTTCTTTAGGTTCAGTACCTCTAAAAGCAATAGTAATTCTCTCTTCATTGCCTAAGACATATGCTTGAGCGCCTTCTATACTAAAAAATTTTACATAAGTAAATCCCAGACCTTCCCATTCTTTGAGAACATCTGGGGTTAAATCTTTATATGCGAGTCTAGAAATTAATGCGTGTTGATAAAATTCTGTTTTATCATTCATGTTAATTCTCTATTTTTTCCATAGAAGACATTAATCTTTCAGCACGATTTTTTACTTGATCGTACCAACGGCTATCTCTTCCTTCTTTTGCTGCTTCTTTAAAGTTTTTTGCTTTAACAGCAGCAAGAAACTTTTTAAATCCTGACAAGCGAGGTCTGCCCATGTTAAACATCATATTAACCAAGATTTCTTGGACATCTCCTGGTAAACTTCTAAAGACCCCGTCTTCGTATAACCTATCACATTCGGAGATGGCAGTATCAAGATCTCTATCGAAACACGTTCTGACTCTTTCCTCAGAGATTGGAGTTCCAAGAGGTTTTCCGAATTCCGGGTCGTTTTTTGTGACAAGATGACCGACGCCAAAGGTTGGTAATCCGAGGTGATCGTTGTAGATTTCATACTTAACGCCCTCATCTATTTTTAGTTGTTTGAAAACTGCTTCTCTGTTCATTTAAAAATGCTCCGAATGATAATCTTTGTTGTTGTTCTTTTAATCCCATTCCATTTCTTACTGCGTCAAACAATTTTTTAGCATGTTGATCTGATGCCTTTTCGTGCAACCCTTCTCTGAATTTATCAAAGTCATTATTACCGGCATGAGTTCTCATTTTAGTTCCACTCATTCCTTCTACACCTTCAGCATCAGGATCTCTTTTACCCGCCGACTTAATGTGTAAACTATCAAAATTGTATTCACCATTAGGTCCGTTATACTTTTGAGCAAGAGATTTCATTTCCTCTACGCGATCAGAACCCACAAACATTGTAGCATGTTTGTATCCTTGTTGATGAAATTTTTTCAACTGTGCAAGAAAGTGAGGATGTTCTTTTGAAGATGCTTCAAAGTGTACATTGGGATGAATGTGATTTAAATAATGGAGTTTGTGTTCTGACGACAAAGGATTTTTATGTTTGTCTTGTGAATGACTAACAATAACCTGATGATCATGCCCATTTTCTTGAGCATATTGATGTACAGTATTGATTAGTTTACTATGCCCCGTGGTAGGAGGATTCATTCTACCAAAAGTAAATACAATATGTTTATTTGCCATCACCTTGTTTCCTCATTTCGCTGGCAGCAAAATTCATTTTGCTAAATTCATGTCTCAATACAAATTTTGAAGGTCTGCCATTGTGATGGACAACATATCCTTCTGGGTTTATTGCTTGCCCGTCAAATTCGTGCCCATGAATATGATGCGAGTTAAATGCGTCAGTTAATACGTTTTTAGCTTTTTGCAAATGCTGATGTATATTAAACACATGTGTTATATGACTTGCGTTTATGCTCTTTATGTGTTTAACGCCTGCTTCAGAATGTTTTGCTTGTGCAGCGTCAGTTTTTACACTTGCTGCTTTTTTAGCATAAACTTCTTTAAGGTGATCTACAAAACCTCCATGACTAGGTTTACTACCATCCCGAACAGTCTTATTTATATAAGCAGAGATTGCAGCACCACTACTTCCATGCTGATTCTCATGTGATTCAGTGTGTTCAAATGCTTCTTTAGGTGCTTTTTTGTAAGCATCCATAGCATTTTGCATATGTTCTTTATATTGTTTTTGTTGTGCTTGCGTATATGATACATGTTCCATTTCATGAAACATAGGAAATTGATGTACACTTGCGTGGTCTTTCATTTCAGGAACATGCGCTTGTTTTACTTTCATATCTTGAAGAGTTTTTCCTTCATATGAAGTATGTACAGCAACACCAATCTTTGAGTTCACTGCTTTTTTAGCCTCATCAGAGTTTGATTTATGATGATAGGTGATAAGATTTGCTTTGTGTGAAATTCGATGACCTTCATGTTGAAGATCATCAGGAGTGTGCATAATGTCTGCTTGATAAACGCCTTTGTCTGGGACTATCTTAGGCAAGTGTTCTAAAGCGGCGTGCATTTTCTTTTTCAATCCCTCAGAATGACCGTAATTCTTTTCTATTTCTTCAGGAGTGTGTGCTATTTTAGGAGTCTTATTAAAAGTACCCTTAGTGCCTACGAAAAATTTACCTGTTTCTGGATGATGACCGAAAACAACTGAAGGGCTACCATCATATTTCATGGTAACCTTAGTGCCGCCTGCTTTGCCTATTAAACTTTCATGTACACCGTTTAGTGTATGAAAAGCATGGGCAAACCCCTTAGAACCACTGTGTATAGAATGATCTTCCACATGTTCTAAGTGAGTTAATTGGTCTTCGTTGGTTGCCTCAGTGAGGTATTTTTTAAATGTAATCATGCTTGTATTTATAACATTCTTGAATACAAGGTGATTAAAATATGGGTTTTAATAATAACGAGTAGCTTTAATTTCAATATTAAACTCAGAAGAATTTTCAATTTCAGAAAGATTGATCTGATGTTTAGTTGCTAGTTTTGTAGCAGTGTTTTTCCAATATTGTCTAAAACTGGGATCTAATGTTCTTCTACTTGCAATGATTATTTTTGAAATTTTACGTCTAATTTCACTATCAATATCCATTATATATTTTTCCTGTAATTTAAAATTTTAACAATAAAAAAAGGGACAGATTATAGTCATGTCCCAGGACTTATATCTAAACTAGTTCTTATTCAAAAACAGAAGAACCAGCAACTTGATACGCTGCTGCAACCATTGCTCGGCTTGGAGTACCCAGGCGATAAACAGTAGCACCGTTTTTAGCAACATTTGTGTAAATTGGATAACCATCGGAACGGAGTTCACTAATGCGCTTACCAAGTGATGTTACACCAAACAAACCACGCGCCTGACCTACTGAAATTGAAGCACCAGATCGCAGGAAGTTCAAAAGTTTAGTATTTTGAGAAACCCGAGGAGTCGCAGTTGTGGTAGCAGTAGTTGTAGCAGTTGTAGCAGTAGCAGTTGTGGATCTAGACATATATATCTCCATGATATAAATTATAAACAAAATGACCACGATTGGTCGTTATTAGTACAGCTTGTACCAATTCTTTAACAACAGTAAATTTATTACTATTTACTATTCATTAATACTATTCTAACACCTATATAAACAAATGTCAAGCCTTTTCTTAAATCTTTTTAAACTTTTATGCTGCCATATCCACTTTGAACTGAACAACATCAAGCAGTTGGTTGACTAATGCCTTACCGTAAGGGGTAAACAGTACGCCCTGATTGTATACCCAATGTTCAACACATTGACCACTATAAAACTCTTGATCCTGAGTCAACCAGCGCAGTGCAGTAACTTCATCACCTGCACCCAGCTCTATCGTCTGCTGTACAAGAGCTTTGAACTCTTCTACTGCTTTGTCTGCCATAGCTCTTTCTTCGTCAATAGCGATCTGAGCTTGTGCGCTCCAGTAATCACATTCAGCCTCAAGCTGGGCAAAGGTCATGCCAGTGTGATCAAAACGATAGCGACAGCCATTAGCTTCCTTAGAAGCGTCTGAGATGTAACTGTACAGACTGTCTGCGTATTCAACAGCGGCGTCCTCTACAGTAACGCAGCGACCGGCATTGATGCCGTCAACATACGTTGAAACGTTGGAGAACTCGCAGGTGGTAATAGTGTCAGTCATTGTTTTCCTCTTGTTTTTTCAGTTTATACAAGTATTATACACGAGGTTTTCGAGAAAGTC